AGTTTCTCCCTTTTCACCTTCTGGCTCATCTTCATTTTTACCTTTAGATTTAGAAATAGCTTTACGCTTTTTGTGAAGATATTCGTCAGAGTCGTCAACGTCACCATCATTGTCGATGTCTTTGTCTTTACGATCTTTGAAATCTTTCTTAACAGCTTTTGGATTTACTGGATCCATTGCTTCTTCAACTCCTTCGTTGAGATCCACTTCTTCATTGGTAAGACCAGGACCTTTCGCTATAACCGCAAAAAGATTTCCATCCATTGCTCTCTTGAGTTCTAAAACCTTTCCTTTCACCTGCTTGGCTTTTTTATCAGCTTCAGCTTTGGTTTTGAACATGAACAATTTTTGAGCTTCGTCAAGTTCAACTTCAGAGCATTCACCCTCATGCATTTTTTTCTTTTGAGCCATTTCTTCGAGTGCGGCCCGAACACTATCAATATACTTAGTCATCTGTTTCTCCTACATCCAGATATTTGAAGCAATGGCACCGGCCGCTGCTATGATAACAACCCAGAACAGCTTATTGATAAGTTGGACCGTCCGAGTATTTTCTGCGGTTTCACCCGCAATTTCGTCTATTTTAATTGAGAGACGATTCAATCTCTCAGTTTGATTTGATTGAAACTCAGCCAGAGAAGCAATCTTTTCCTCTGCGCGCGCAAGAGAGATCATAGCGTCAGCTAGCTTATCTATCTTCTGCTCAATGCGATCTAATCTTTGTTGAGTAGTAGCCATGTCTTCTTTCACCGCCCCTGACCTCTGTATGCTTTAAAGCTGCGACGCTTTTGTTTATTCATTTTGCATGTCGAAGGCTTACGACCAATTGACGTCTTGTGAAACGTTGGTGTATATACACCTACTGCTTGTTTAACTACCTTCGCCATTTTAGTTATCCACTTTTGCACCTGCACGCCACTGGTAACATGACCAGTACTTTGCTTTCCATTTTGGACCGGGGTTATCACATCCGTGACGAGCTCTAAATGAAGCTCTGCGTTTTGGATCATCACGCTTGATTTCCATGTTTGGATCTCCAAAGCGTACAACTACAACGTTACCTTTTGGTCCTCTTACATATACCTTAAATTTTTTATCTGGGTTTTCAGAAGTACGAATAGGATTGTTCAAAGTAACTTTCTTACCCTGATATTCAGATTCTTCAAGTTCTAGATTATCATACATGCTTTCGCAAATATTATCGATCTGTTCTTCACGGTATTGTTTAAATTTATCCAAACTCATGGCCTGCAACCCTTTTCATTTGTTTGTTGAACTCAGCCTGTGATGGCTTTTCTTTATATAGTTTAATAGAAATTTCAGGACGATCCTTACCCTTGATGCGCCAGTTATAGCCTTTGTCTTTATGCTCAGGCTTCGTGGTCTTGACTACACGGCGTTTATAACCAGCTTCCCAAGACTCAGAACCTTCATGAAATTGCTTAAACTTAATCATCCGAATTATCCTTTTTCTGTGACATCAGATAATCACGTGCTGAATCAATATAATCTGCTGCTTTTGTAATTTTATTCTGAACCCACTCAGGTAGATTCTCGTCATCATCAACTATATCATACATTTCATCAGCGGCATCCATAATGATGTCAAGCTGATCTTTCATCATTGCACCTTCTTCATCGTATTCACCTGGATCTTTATCATCAGCTTCTTGAATATCTTCTTTCACAGCTTTCTTTGCCTTTTGAAAGATCATCTTATCACCGGTAACCAAGTCAATCAAATCTCCAAACGCTCCAAAGATAATATCTCTTTGTTTCTTTGGAAGTTCTTTCCCTTGGTTCATAGTGTCCATTGCATTGAGTAGCTTTTGAACATCTTGTTTGTTAACCAGTCCGAGACGCGCAAGCTGTTTTACTTTGTACATCTTAGGAGAAATAAACTGAGCTTCATAAATTTTAAGTGCTTCAGACGTATAACCAGGTGTCATTGACTTTGCTTTTTTAGTTGCTTCAGGTTTACCTTCTTCAGGCTGGTTCTCTTCTTTCTGTCGAAGCTTCGGAAGAATAGTGCCTTGCTTACGCTTAATTGGTACTCTCAGATTCGGTAATTTTGGATCTTTCTTGTATCCAACAATCTTCTCATCAACGCTTTCTTTCTTAAACCGAGCAATGTTTGCCATCATTTCAGATTGCCGCTTACCAGCTTTAGCGTTTTCGAAATCTTCGTTTTTATCTCCGCGTTTTGCAGAAAGATAAGCAGCGATCGCCATGTCACGACGTTCGTCAGCATTTTTACTTTTAAATTGTGGAGCGTCAGACTTTTTAAAGTCTTTAATCCAAGCTCCCATTCCGTCTGATACTTTGAGTGGCATTTTACTCTCTCTATTTTTTAATTATAGTGTCTGCCTTCTTAAGAGCAGAATCTAAAGAAGCTTTATCATCGGTGTCAATGTAAACTTTAGCACCATCTTTTCTTTTCATAATTCTAACGTTAATTTTTGCTCGAGCATTATGAATTGATTTTTTTAATTGTACAGCTTTTTTATCGTCTGTAGCAATAATGGCTCGAGTTGGGCTTTGTCTATCAATAGCAGCTTTTGGCTTCATAGGCTTTATATTGGCTTTAGTCCATTTTTCAATATCTTTAGCCAATTCCGACAATGTCATATTGAGTTTCATTCTAGCCATTGTTTTGTTGGTTTTACCATGAACGATGGCATCATCATCTGTATATGCACCAGCTAAAGCTTTCTTGGTTTCAGGTGAAACAATCTTTCGAAGTGCCCTAAGTATTTGTGTAGGATCAAACATCATGGTCGGACTTTTTTTAGTTGGATCTCTATATTTCGTTTGGATTTTAACTAAAACGTCGTTTGGCTTTACTGCCTCACTTAGTGACTCTCTTAGTTCTTTAAACGTCTTATAAGGTATGCCCATGTTATCCTCTTACTTTAGCTGCAAGGTCTTTATCTGCCTTGCCCCAAGTTCCTGATGATTTTGTTACAAATGAATTGACTCGAGCAAAACCCCATTGCGATGGAGTAGTCCCTGGTCTATGTCCTGTTTTCCATGCGGCTACACCGCGATTATATACCTGTCGAAGAATACTCAGTGGCATGCCAGACTTCTCTGCTTTTTTCTTCAAGCCAGCAGTAGCATCTTCCATTACTTGAGCATGCTCTTTGAATTTCATCTTAGTCCCTAAATTTGTAGGTTTAGCTTTAGCATCTCTTTTTGCCATAGCTTCACGATCTTTACGCACTTTTATCGCAATCATTTTAAGACGATCATTGCGAATCTTTTGTTGACGTTTATTGAGTACACCATCGTCAGCCATTAGTTGTCTCCAAACATTTGTCTAAATCTTTTTGTATGTTTTGATAATTTAGTCTTAGCACCTTTATCACCAGGTGCTGGCTTATAAGCTTTTGGATCGTCATCAGACATTTTTGCTTGTTTCTTAAACTGACGATCTCTTGCAATCTTTGTTGATTTCTTCAGACCGGTATGATAACCAGCTGGTTGAGCACCCGGCCGATCTTTAATATCAGGATCTTGCCGTGCTTCATCGATATCTTCTTTCGTTTGTTGAACTTTACCATTTGGCATGACACCAAAGTAATCGAAGTTAGGATCAACTTTTTCAACCGCATCAAGCCATACACGCCATGTTTCACCTTTTGATTCTACAATCAAATAGTTTGAACCAAGGACATTAATTTTTCCAACAATACCTTTATCTTTAATTACAACTTCTTCACCAACTTCATAGAGACCTTTGACATACTTTTCACGAACATCAGATACTGGTTCAAGTTGTACGTGATTCTTAAATTCTTTTTGTTCTTTCAGACCCATTCCTTTACGAACATCGTTGTAAATGCTCTTAGCGTCTGGATTTGAAATAGATTTTGGAAGACCTTGAGCAAACATTGAGAAATCATCGTCTGCTGCAGCCTTACGCATCTTCGAAGCAGACATACCAGTTGCTCCATCGGCATCAGGATCTCTTTCACCTGCCGAGATAATTTGAATTTTTTCGAAATTATAGAAACCATGTCTGGCTTTTTGACCATTGTACTTATTTAAGAGTACATCAAACTCATTGACACGATCAGAACCAACAACCATTACGACTCTTTTGAATCCTTCGTTGTATAGTTTAACCATAGCATCAAAAACAGTTTTAACTTTAGAGTCAAGCATAATCTGTCGAGCATGCTTTGGAAACATCTTACGAGCATACTTAACTTTTTGTTTATAACTGAGTGGATTCTTTTTAGGATCTTGTGATTGTGAGAGGTAAACTCTATATGGAAATGAGCTACGAGCATTTGCTGCAAGTTTATTCAAAAGTTTCTCATGACCAATAGTAGGCGGGTTCATTCTACCGAAGGTAAAATAAACTAGCTTTGTTTCTTCAACTAGATAACTTTTAAAACTGGGGATCATCTCTTTCTACCAATTTCCTGTCTTCTCACTTTAGGCATTAATCTCTTATTAAGCACATTAATTCTTTGTTGCCAGCCTTGTTGAGCTAAGCGCTTTTCAATATTCTTCTTCTGTGCTACTGAGAGATCTGCTTTATTCTTACCTTTTGTAAGAACTTTCGCAGCTTGACCACGAGCTTGACGACGTGCACGTTTGGCTAATACATCTTTTTTAGCCATACGTTTCTTAGCACGTTCACGAGCTCTTTTGAGTTGAGACTTGCGACGCTTCATTACTCGAGCAAGTTTGCGTCGACCAGAAATTGATAGTTCTTCGTCGGTTTGTTCGACGTCTTCTTGAGTACGCCGTTGCTTTTGAACCTTATAGTTGATTTGATCGCCCATACCTGGACGACGTTCAACTGTAATCATGTCTTTAAATGACACTAATTTTGCCATTTATCTTCTCCCTGGCTTGTCCCATCCCTTTAATATGTCTGGTGAAAAATTGGCATAGGAAAACTCTAACCTATCAATAACTTTCACCGCATCACCGCCGAGTTTATCGATTGCTACATAGCCTTCTTGACCAGTTACACGATAACCTCTATTTGTTTTCAGAAATGTATCAACATTTCCTAGTTTATTTAAAGTATTTATAAGTTTTAATTTCGCTAGAACGATAATTCTTTGCAATTCAAAGATCATTTCTAAACTAGTCTTATTTTCTTTTGAAAAGAAACTTAGAATAGCATCTAGTTTTTGTTGTTGAACAGCTTTACCTTTTTCGGTACTACGCTTATCCATTTCTTTTTTATATTTGTCTTCAATGAATTTGATCAAAGCTGTAACTCTTTTACGAGGATCTGGTGGAATAGCACCAGCTCGTACGTACTTATTAGTATGTGTTTCAATATGTGTAGCAAGATCTTTATTTGCTTCAAGTTGACGAAGTGTAGAACCAGCAATCTTATTAAAGATTCGTCCAGCATCTGCTAAATACTTATTCACTTCTTCAGTGTCCTTTTTAGACATCGTCATGTTAGTCATATCACGAAGCATAGCATCCTGAGACCACACGTTCTTTGATTTCTTCAGCTTTGATACATTAACACCAAAGCTTTGTTTCATTGATTCAAATGAGTTTCCTGTGTATGACGTGTGCCAGACAATCCCCAGTTTCGACGATTTAATTTCTTTCTCAGCTTCACTTCCCGCAGGAATTGCATAAACGATTGTATTAGGATGGAAAGTAACATAGTCTTTGCCTTTAATCTTTTTCTTTTTGACGTCACCAGGACCAAAGAGAAAGTCTCCTTGAATGACTCCCTTTATCCCAAGCTCTGGTAAGTGCTTAAGTGCGAGCTTAAGCTTATTAGCCAGATCACCATCAGTGTCAGCATCAACATCTGCTGGTGTCTTGTAGACTTTGGGAGATTTGTTAAAAATACCTTTTTTCGCAACGAAAAATTTACCGTCACGAGGATCAGTACCAGCGAAGATAGCAGGTGCACCATCCCACTTAACAGAAACAGAACCATCATGTACGCCTCCTAGCATATCACGTAAAGAACGAAGAGCAAGAATCGCTTGACGAGTTCCATTGACGCCGCCATAGATCACCTTGTCTTCAATATGAGTCATGTGTGTATTCTTTTGTTCGGTTATAAAACTTTGAAAGCTGTTCATATCCTTACTCTTCCATGTGAGCAATTATCGCCCGTCGTTCAGGCAAATAATCAATCGAATTAATGTATTCAATAAATTGATCTTTATCTTCAATGTTCTTAATGTTTAACTCTGGTGGAGATATCAAAGTCTTTATTTTCCATTCAACATTTTGGTTTCTTATCCATTCAGATAATTCTTTAAGTGTTCTCCAAGAATTATAATGCAGCATGCTATTAACTGTAATTCCGTATCCTAACATCTTTACTTGGTCAATAAATGCTACTATGTCTGACCATTTACTATTTCTTCTTACCTTATCATTTAATTCACCATAAGCATCGATACTTACAATGAAACTTACGCTTAAAAACTTTTTTAGCAACTCAACTGTTTCATCATTCAATAAAAATGTACCATTTGTTTGATATATTACTTCGGTCTTTTCTTTTTTCTTTACTTTTTCAAGTATCTTAAAATGTCTTGTTGTCATTAAAGGTTCTCCACCACTGATAAATATTTTTTCTATTGTATCAGGTATTGCTTCGCCTGTAAACATCTTATTTGATATAACATATTCTTTTGCTTCTTTTTCTGGATGATTAAACTTTCCCCATTCAGTACTCCACTTTTCATGACATCCATCGCATCGTAAATTACAAATATTATCTAAAACTAATTCAGCACCTTTTACTTCTACTCTACCATTGTACAAGAACATTTCGTTCATGACTTTTCTTAAACTACGAGCTCCGACTTCGTCTTCAAAATAACAAGCTTCGCAACCCGGTATCTTTTTTCCTTCTCTGCTGTATTCTCTCCAAAGTTCATAAACATCAGAGTTTAAAACATCGTCTAAGTCTTCACCGTTATATTCTACGCCTTTACCGGTAAATCTACAACATGGCATCACTTCATTTGTTGGTAACACTGTCGCATATTTCCAAAAAGCACTACATAATGTATTGTTCATTTTAGTTGTCAACCAATAGGACATCAAATGTGCAAGTGTATCTACCGTTGTTAGATAAAGTGAGCATCCTTGCATCAATGTCAGTCTTCTCTGTAAGCGATTGTGGAATAGGATATTCCAACTGATATGGTCCACCCACACCATTGACTTCTGCTGTGTGTTTAGCTCTAAAACTTCCTACGCCGTCATCTCTGCAATAAAGTTTGAAACTGCCTGTTGCTGTGCCTTGTGCTGTTACATCAAGTCGCATCAAGTATCCTGTTTTTCCTGCTGGTATGGTGTAGATGCTCATCATTGTTTGACCAATGTCTTCAAGTATCTTTGCTACAGTTGTGGCGCCTGACTTGATTAGTATTCTTTTTGTGTTTGGATCAAAACTTCCACCATTTGTAAAACGTGCTCTAAACACTCGTTTGAATGTGTTGATTGTAGTAGCACTTGATCCTGATATGGTCACTGTTTCCGTTTGTGGATCGTAGTTGCCATCCAGTCCTTGTATTTCTACGGTATCTCCGTTGTGTGCTGTGCTGGTGCTTGCCTCATTGTTTGGCTCAACCACAGTCACAGTAAGCACCGTGTTTGCGTCAACTGTTGTCCAAGGATAAACGGTATCGTTCTCGTCCCATATGCTTCCGGTGGTGTTTTGACTCATTTCAGGAACAGCACCAAACTTGTGTATCTGTCCGAATCCTGTAGTAGAAGGCAAAGGACTTATATTAATGGTTTGCCCCTCTATGTCAACAGGAAATCTATTGTCTGTTGTAACGATATCGCCATTCTTGTTGGATATCATTTGAACATCGTGAAGAATTCTGCGGCCGTCAATGTATGTTTGTGTGTCTTTGTTAAACTGTGCCATTTCTTATCCTCACGCTACATTCGGTACTAATAATAACTGAAACTCTGTTCCAATTCTACTGGATTCCACAAGAGCGTATGCTCGTATTTCAATGTCTGTTTTTTCATTAAACACCAAAGGTGTTCTCATGTTGTGTTCAAATGTACCACTCACAAACTTGAATGTTTTGACTTGACTCCAAGCACCGTTGAAAGGACGATCCCATATCATTGTGGTGATTTCGTCTGACTGACCACTTGAACCGTTCACTCCAAGAATAAATCCTTGATAACCCGCAGGGATAGTGTATGTGCAACTTTGAGTAGCACCATATGTTGCTAATATCTTTGCCACAGTTGTCCCGCCACTGGAATCATATTTAAAAGAGATATCATAATCATTGGGTATGCTGTTTGTGTTTGTGCCTGTGACTACGGCTTTTACCACTCTATAAAAGTTCTGTGTGGTTTCTTGAACTGTTGTGGTATCACTGGCATCCATTGTCACAACTTCACTGATGAGATTGTAGTTGCTGTTAAGACCTTCAATGGTGATCGCAACACCTCGCATCTTGGCGTCATCAGAATCACTTGCTACAAATATGTGTGCTCCGCTTCCAGTGAATGTATTCCAAGGATACAGTCCACTATCGTCCCACACTGTAACCATTGTAGCAGGACTTGTTCCCAATGTTTCGGTTGCACCGCTCTTGTCAATGAGGTAACTGTTGAGAACATCTGTCTCTGTTACTGCAGCGCCACGAGCATAAGCAATCAAACCGTCATCGTTCAACTGTCTTACTGGTAAAGCATTATCGCTATCAACAGCAACACCGCCCTCAAGGATGTTTATATTGAGAGGATTACCGACATCGTTTTTGACTTCAATTTCATTATCAACTCTAACAATAATATCTGATGCACTATCAAGTAACAAGTTAAAAGTCTGACCTACGATGTCAATGTGTAACGGATCACCCTCGTCATTACTGACTTCTACCTCACCCGGAATTGTCACAGGTCCAGTAATGGTAACCGATTCTCCGCCAATGGATACAGGTAATGGATTATCAGAATCAACAATGATGCCATCTTTTGTGGTAAGCATCATGACTTCATGTAAGTCTAAGTTCTGTGGTCCGAAATAATCACCACGATTTTTACTGTACTGAGCCATTAAAATTGTATCTTTGGTTTAATAGTGCCTTGAGTAACAACATCAAGAGCAACCTGTGATTGTTTTAATTTCCCAATATAAAGTACTTCACCGCGGCGAGCAGCCGGAGTTTTATTAATCATAAGAATAAGTGGATTCTTAGAGAGGTATTTGTAAGCAGCTTTAGTATATGGTTCTTCTACGTTCTTTTTCCATTCAGCAGCCAGCTGTCTATTTTTCATGATCATTTGGATTTGCTTACCATTAACACCGTTTACTTCATTACCTGCAGCTTTAATATCAGGATAAGAATCTCGTAACGCAAGAGCAGCACCAACCATTTTATCCATTGGAACAGTACCACCTAGTTTAAAGTTCTTAAAGAATCCGTCTCCACCTAAATCGCCAGCTTTTACTTCATAAGCCTGTCCTTTAATATTGATATCAGCTGCAGATGCAGTGCCACCACCAAGTTCTGCATCATCAAGTAAGAAATAAAGAGTTGCTTCACCAGGTCCTACACCCTTAAGATTATAGTTGTGAAGAGCTAAAAAGTTTGATTTATTTTCTTTACGAAGATTGACAATTGCTTTATTGAGAGTAGACGCTGTAGGTTTACCTTTTACAGTTTTATTCATATCAAAACCAGGAAAGAAATGCATACTAAACAGATGCTGAATTTCAGCTTTGTGTTTAAGACTAGTAAAATCATTAGGAGACAAATTAAAAGATGTTCTTGCCAGAGCTCTTGCTAGAAACTCTTTGTCTAAATCGTCAACATTCACAGCTGCCATCTCCTGTAATCTAGTAAAACTTTTAAACCGTTGCATATTCAACTCCAATAGAATATTCTAGTTCTATTTATACAAAAAGCGCCTTAACGGCGCTTCTCATATTGTTGTTCTTGCTTTCGCCGTTCTCGATCATTAGTTCGTTTCACTCCAGCCAGACGACGCTTTTGTACTTCTTGTGGATGGAAGAAGCGAGCGATATTTTCAAACCCGTTTTCACGAGCCCACTCGCCTAGTAGTTCTGGTTTATGTGCTTTCATCGTTGGAACCTCAATGTATATGAGCGACCTTCATGTGTAAAGGTAACAGTTGAATGTGAATAGACAGTCTTTTGTTCTTCTTCATAACGAGTTTCGGTACGACATTGTGTACCTTTATTACGCTCGGTATTCAGTAGACCACCAATGATAGCACCGGCGGCACCACCATTCTTTTCACCAGGAATATTATTACCGATAGCACCACCTACAATAGCACCTTCAAGTAAGTTCTGAAAGTCAGACTTACCATTGCCTTGTGTGCAGACTTCTACGGTATACGGATTCTGGACCACTACAGTCTTGTAATGATCCTGAGTTGTCTCAGCGAATGCTACTGTTGGTAGCATTGCCAAAGCGATCGCTAGTTTTTTCATTACGCTGCCTCCGCGAACTCAATGGCTGTTTGAAGTGCATTCTTCTTACGAAGCTGGTTTCCACCGAACCATGAAGAATACAGACGATTGTCTTCATTACGACCCTGAACGTGGTCAGTAATGTACGTGACAGAGTTAAATGCCTGCCACCATGTGCCTTCGGCGAACTCTGCACCAGGCTGAGTTTCCAAGACATCATAAGACATTTTAGCATTACGTGAAAGAGTATCAACAGTCAATGCTTTACCCTGTACACGCTTGTCAGCAGTACGTGGAAACACTGTGTTGTAGTACTCGATCAATGCTTCAGTTGTGTAACGACGCTTACCAAGAAACTCTGCAGCTTCTTTGTAATGAGCCAACTTGTCTGACGCAATACCAAGAGCTGTCTTGACTTCATTAGCATCGAACTCAACACGGTGACCAACCTTGACAGACTTTTCAGCCTTTTGATCAAGTGACAGAGTCAACGTGTTGTTGCACACCACACGAATTGGAGTAAAGCGAATATCGATAGCCTTACCATATTGATGTGGATTTGAGAAGAGAAGATATGATTCAACACGATCTCCACCGAAAAGCTCAAAGTCTGACTTGACTTTGGCCAATGCCCATACCATCTGGCCATCTCTGAGAGAACCAGCAGTATGCATTTCCATATCGCCTGAAAGGCAATACTCAGCAAAGAAGTTGAATGCGTCTTCGTTTTGGACTGGATTCCAGTTCTCACCGACCGTGGTCAAGATCTGACCATCAGTTTCACGAACCAGAGCTTTTTGACCAGTTAACTGACGCTTACCGCCGTATTCAATGAAAGTATAGACTTCCTCTACGCGCCAATCAACACCAGCCTTTTCCATCATTTGAATCGGAGTCAGATCGTTTGAGACCGGAACACCGAGGCCGTGCCAAGGAACTTCACCTGCATAAGCCATTGTTTCTACCATATGTGCCATAATATAATCCTCCTAAGCAGATTTTAAAACATTTGCGGTGACAGAATACAAATCGCCATTTGCGACTTGAACATGAACATTTTTCTTAAGTATTTTGACAATGGTACCTGACATGTCACCTCTTTTACCAGAAGACCATTTTACCTTTTGACCAACCGTGAAAGAACGAACAGCTTGTGTTCTTTTTAGATTTAGTGTATCGTTAAACATGTTACCAATTTCAGACATTTGCTCGTTTGAAGATTTGATAAGCAAAGTTTGAAGCTTGTTCATTTCAGATTTTGTTAGCATAATATAATATCCTCATGTTTTCAATTTATAAGAATATTATATACTATTTTTTATGAAATGTAAATAGGAAAAATGAAATAATTATAATTTTTTTTCTACGTAATAATTCCATTCTTGCTGCATAACACCATTAACTGGATGCGAATCACTATAGATTGGTTCTCCCTGTTCTACAAATCCTACAGCAGTATAAGTTTTTATTGCTTTTTTTCTAGGCATAGACCAGATCACTTCAAATCCTTTGTCTTTAGCATAATTAATAGTATGTTGAAGAATAAACTGTCCTAAGCCTTTTCCACCATATCCAACTTTTACAAAGAGACCTCGGGATCTCATACGTACATCTGTTAAGTAGCTGGCACTAGTCTGATGGCAACTATTAACTGCTACTAACTCATTAGTATCATCAGTAAAAATACCGAAGAACGTGGGTTCGTACTTATCGTATATAGTCATGTCAATAGCGTTAGGATCATGATTAAGCATGGCTGACATTGGTTTAATGTCATCACGTCCTGGCCATAATAATTCCCACATAGGTTTGATTTCTTCAAATGTAATTTCTCTAATCATAGTTACTTTTCTAGCCTGTAAAGAATATACTCGTCGTTATCAGTTTCAATTGTAATTGCTGGTGTACCAGACGGTTGAGACTTACCAACATAAGTCCATTTATAACCCTGGTCAATTTGTTCTGCTGAGGTATTCAGAAACTCTTGATTGCTAAATCCAAATAAAGTCGTTAATACTAATACTATTTCCATTATGTACTCCAAAAAAAAATGAGGTGCCGGATTCTGTTTCCACGCTCCGGCGGGCGCAGTAGTTTATGCCGCGATGGCGTAATCTACAGGTGCAAAGTTATCGTTTGCGTTTACTTCATTGATCTATTACGCGATCAACCGTGTAACTCCACTCGCCTATTCAGTACCTGTCGATCCTGGTTCAGCCCCATCATAAACACACGGTATTGAGTGCATCACAGTTTGCCACTCCGTATTAGAACTTCGCCGTAAAAGTATCATTTGCAACTGATGGTCTTTAGTCGGATCTAACTCGCCGTGTGTTTATGGTGGAGCTGACGGGCACTGCCCCCGTGTCCAGTCTACCTTTTGGTTTGTTTCAACGTTACATAATATATATATTATACTACATTTTTGAGGGAAAGTAAACATGAATTTGTCACAATTAATACCAAGAAGAACAGGGTATGGTATTGGATTAAATCTTTATATGATTAATGATACACATAGAAATATTTTCTATGATAATTTTTTAAAACAACATGTCAAAGGCAAAGTATGCAGTGAAGCTGGTTTTGGCTCTGGTATACTCACAATGATCGCGCTTCAACATGGTGCTGAACACGTATACGCATACGAAATGGATTCTACAATATTCGAAATTGGTAAAGAAATTATTACCCGAATGGGTTATGCTGATCGCGTAACTTTTATTCATGATAAATTTGATAATCGTCATGAATCAGAAATACTCTTTCATGAACTATTTATGAGTACTATATGGGGAGAAGGTTTATACGAAATTCATAAGATGATAAAAGGTAAAACACATATTTTACCATCAAAAATGCGGTGTGAAATTAAAGTTAATTCTAAGCAAGAAAAAGTAAATAAACAGCATTGGCTGTTTACTGATAACCTTAGACCACACTATACTTATAATCCGGACGATGAAGACCCAGATTATGGCACTCCTCAAAATATCGAAATTAATACTGGAGTAGATTATTTAAATAATATGAATGAAATTATTGAGGACATTCAATATTCTGAAGAATATTATGTTGTTCGCCCAGATTGGGGTAATCAATATTCTAGAGCAAGAATCAATCTAGATTTTATAGAGACTATTGGCTCATATGAAGTTGATTTAAATCATGACGATCTTCCAGAAGTAATAACAGTTCCTATTAATATTCCACAAAATTCTCTCATTACATGTAAATATTCATCGCATGAATTACAATTACAAAGAGAAGATGGTCATTGGAGTTATGATAAAATTTTATGGGTGAGAGATAGTGGTGAAAAAGTGTTTCATCAAAGAACTACTGACGGCACTTGGTGGATAGAATAGTATAAATAGCACTGAGAGCGAGTTTTATTTCTAATTGAACTATACCATGATGAACTCAACTTGGAGTTGTCATGTTAGATCCAGTAAGTGCATTAGCAACTGCTAGTGCTGCATTTAATGTAATAAAAAAAGGTTTTGAAGTAGGTAGAGATATTGAGCAGATGGCTGGTGATTTAGGTCGCTGGATGGGTGCGATGTCTGATCTGTCTGAAGCCGAACGTTTATCCAAAAATCCTCCGATCTTTAAGAAACTTTTTGCTGGCAAGTCAGTTGAACAAGAAGCGATGGAGATATTCGCGGCAAAGAAAAAAGCCGAACAAATGAGAGAAGAACTCAAGCAATATATCCAATGGTCACTTGGAACAAGAGCTTGGGACGAACTCATTCGAATGGAAGGTCAGATCCGTAAAGAGAGACAAGAGACTCTCTATCGTCAAGCTGAGAAGAGACAAAAGTTTATTGAGTGGTTGGTAATTGGTGTAGCTGTCCTAATAGGAGCCAGCTTGCTAGCGCTAGCAGCTTGGGTACTTAAAGGATGATACACGTATTTTTACTAATTGTAGTCTTAGGTGATCCAGGACGAACAATTAGCAACGACATGTATTTTCGTAACGTAAATGATTGTAATTACTTTGCATCACAAATCGTTAAAAGATACGGAAATTTTCAACATTCAGATTATGTTCCAAAAGAACATCGTGCACTTGCTTACTGTAAGCCAGTGTACATAAATGAGAGTAGACAAGGTATAAAGCTTTATGATTAAGTTGAAAATTGCTCAAATGAGAGAACAGTTTGGTTTATCAGAATATGATGGTAATCTTGACAAGTTGCGCTTGAATATAATGTCAGTTAAAAGTAGATTAGGATTTAATTATGTCCCGCCTCCGGTAGTTAAAGAAGAACCAGAGCCCGAGCCAACACCAAAATCGTTTAATGACAAATTAATGACACTGAAGAAAGTCAAATAATAGTATATGTCATTTTTTTGACAGTATATAAATATTAGTAGGAGTAAAGATGTTTAAGTGGTTAGTTTTATTTTCAACATTATTCGTAATAAGTACTGCTCATGCAGAGCCAATTGTAACTGAGTCAACAACAAATAGCACGGTGACTACAAATGGAAGTATGGAGACAACTGTAAAGTCACCTCCGCCGTCTGCTATTTCGCCACAACTTGGCTCAAATAGTAATAGTGATTTATGTACGATTGGTGTAGCTGGTGCGGTACAAACACAAATTTTAGGTATCTCAGCCGGTACCACATTTACTGAAGATAACTGTTTAAGACTCAAGAATGCTAAGACTCTATATGATATGGGAATGAAGGTTGCAGCTGTTTCTGTTATGTGTCAAGATGATAATGTATTTGATGCCATGATGATGGCTGGTACTCCTTGTCCTTACGAAGGACAAATTGGTGAAGCCGCAAAGATTGGCTGGGAATCACACAAAGAAACGCAGAAAGAAAAACATGGCGCAGAAAATAAATCAAATGTTAAGGACACTGCCACTTATGGCGGCCTTGGTATTCTGGCCTTCTTACTCTTCCTCTGAGAGCATTACACCATACTACGGTGCGACTGGTAATGCTGCATCAGGTGGCAATACCTGGAGTATGGACAATGTCTTGCCGACTCCACCTGGATTAGATATTAATGGTGTCATTTACGATTATACGATTCAAAAGAATGTTGATGATTCTGTAAATGTGCATGTTGGAAATAAAAATGCTGCCGGCACCGGATATATTTTCAGAGAAACTGATGAGTGGAAACCAGGATCATTAGGTGGAACAGAGATTCGAAAAGTAGTTCCAGTCATACCGAATATACCAAGACAATCATGGGGTGACGGTTCAATTGAAGTTGAAGGTCCTGGATCTGTTGAAGACCCTAATGTAGTTTATATGTACAAGGTAGATCCATGTTATGATCCACAGTACGATCCTAATTGTCCTGGATATAAAATACCAGTTCCAGTAATAGCAACACCTGAAATAGAAATATATGATGCTACCGAGGACGAGTTTGTTAATTTAAGTAATGACGAAAAATTATTACTTGAAGAAAACGAAAAGACTATTGAAGAAGAATTGGAAGAGGACGAAGAGGAAGCTGCAAAACGTAAAAGAGATTATCGGCTGGCAATGTTAGCAGATACAAATGCTGCTCAACTTTTTGCTGAAAGTCAAAGAATACAATTAATGAATGATATTATGCAGAATCAAGTGAACAATACTTATTTGAATAAAACAATCAATGGTGGAGTTTATAATGAAACTATTACTATGGTCGATAAGACAATTAATGATAATCAACAAGGCCTACGAAACGGGCTAGCTCAACAATTGCTGCATAATCAAATGGTCAGCATGCAATATAATAATTAGGAGAAATAAATGTTTAAGAAGGCATTGTTAGTTGGGGCAATCAGTTTAGGTGCTGTTTCTGCTCATGCCGTGGATGTACCTATTACTGGTAATGTCCAATCAAAATGTATTATTACTACTGACACCCCAGGTGTTTATGGTAACCCGAACGCATATACACTTTCTACCGCTGCTGCAGATGGTGGTGTACAACCAATTGTAAGATATGACGTCACACTTGCTGATGCTTATTATGCTCAAATTACAACACCAACTTCATTTGATCAAAGTCCATCACTATCTGATGCAGTTACATGGACAGGATCAACCGAAGTAAGTGCTATCAGCGATGCAACAAACATGGGTTCATATGAAACAAACAAAACTACGTTTGGTCAAACAACCCAGTATGATTTGACTGCGACTGGTTCAACTTGGTTCAAGTCAACCTCAACTGCAGCATATGGCGGAAATAAAGCTTTTCCGGGTGGTACATATACCGCTAACGTTGAAGCTGTTTGTATAGCAAAATAAAATGAATAAATACTTAATATCATTATGGCTTATATTGGTATCATCTTTTGCCTTTGCGCATGAGATGACTCCAACATATCCTCAGTTAAGACCATCAGCATATGCTGGATTGATAGTAACCGAAATGGAAGTCTTTAATAAGAGGAACGACGTTAAATATTACGAGATAGCAGTGTTTGATGAAAAGTGGAATCCAATACCGTTTGTTTCATCATATAAAGTATTTAAACTTGAATATCTTTCCCGTGTACAATTCGAAGTTTATATACGGGCAAAAGATAAAGACAGAGCAGAATATATTTGCTCAAGGTCAAAATTGAATAATGGTATGCCAGCAATATCTTCTATGATATGCTCGAGATTTAAATGAGAAAAATATTAATATTATTTTTATTATATCCATCATTGGCAATTGCAGAAAATAGTTCATTGAATCTACAATTACCGAATGCTGGAAGTACGTATGGTCAAGATTCATTTAAATCTAGTGATGGAATGGATTGTAAGAACTCTATCGGTGGTGGTACTAATTTAGAATTCGGTGTAACAGGTATTATCGATAATTATGAAAGTCCATTTGAAAACTCAGATATTAACAGTACAAAAGATATTGGGGTCTTTGCAAGAATTACTATACCACTTGATGGACCAAAAGAACGAATTAATTGTAATACATTATATGAATTAGAATTGAAAAAGAAAAGATTAGAAATCTTACAACTTGAACAAGAACTTGCTAGACTAAGAGCACTACAGAGCGAGGAATAAATGGCAAAGGATCTCGGACAAGAACTTGAAAATATGGAAGAAGGTATTGAGAACTTAAAGAACAAAGAGTTTCGTATCTTTGGAATCAAAGTTACCTTTATGTCTATATCAGCACTAGTTGCTGTACTTGGTACAGTGATTGGTGGTTTATACTTTGCTTTCACAATGTATCAAAAGATCGAGGAAGTTGCTGGACTTGATGTTGGTGCTTTTGAACAACGCATGGAAGTTATTGAGACACAACTTGATGAGGCACTTGGTTATGCTCGAGACATTAAGAACGATCTAAGAGACGATATTCTTGGAATTGAAAAGTCTGTTGATCGTACCGAAGATAAAGTTGATGCTTTAGAAGAAGATGTTCGTACAATTATTCAGAACGCAGAAGAACGCTTTGAGAATAAACGTGATGCTCTACAGAATGACTATGATACAAAAGCAAATAGACTCCAAGACTCCAATCAAAATAGGATGGATGATCTTGAAGCCAAAGTTGAGAGAGATCTAAAAGATCTCGAGGAGCGACTAACGTCTAAACTTCAAAGAGCGTTGGATAACCCTCTTGCGAACTAGAACTACCTTTGTGTTCGTTGTCATGCATGGCAAGAGCAATAATACCATAGTGGATAACTTTTTTTAGATCGTCTCGATTAAAGCCATTCTTCTTTCCATAGCGTTGACAATACTTCACAACATTACCGAGAGCAAAACCCATACCATGACCCATATCTTCAATGATCTGAGTTGATTGATATTGGTTTTGACTATAGTGAGCACTATACGTTGAATCGATATAATCCTTCATTTCTTCAAGAATTTTATCTTCGTTAAACGCATACGAAATATTGCTGATTGTTATTGTATATTCATCAGGAATCATAATCATAATTTAATACTTCTCATTATTTTGTTATAGTTATCGAGATCACGTTGAATTACGTCATAGTGTTCAATCGCATGACGATGAAGCTGGTTATTTTTTTTAACAAAGGCCCAAGCTTTTACCACAAATTCATTACGTGGAATGTTATAGTTTTCGCACGCAAAATATTCTGCGTCAATCAACATTGCTTTTAACTTACCCATAATATACTCCTTATTTGAGTTCTTTAAAGCCAAACGGAGAAACAACATAGCGTTTACTAGTTGTGCTATCTTCAATAATGTCACCAACAGAAACTGAATGCATCGGGTTTAGACGAGTGATCTTTTCTTCTGGACCAATGTTACCAATTTCAAAAACTTCGTCTAAGTTTTTAGCTATAATAGTACAAACAGTATCATAACTCAAATGTTGACGGCATAGTTGAGAGATATCGCTAGGAGTAACATCGCCTGTAGTGATTTTGAAATGTATATCAGCCATTTCGCGTGAAACAAAGTTACCATCTTTGACAAATTTATCAAAGTTTGGCTGATATACTGTGAACAACTTTTCCATAATCTTTCTCCTCAATTTTGATTATATTAATATAATATACCAAAATCAAGACAATGTACACAAAAAAGTGCACAAAAAGTGAAAAAAGTTTTGTTTAAAATCAATAACTTAGAAATTTTTTAATTAAAGGAAACACTGGTTCCAAAGCTTTGCCACAAGCTACAGCAACTTCACGATGTTCTTTCTGAGTCTCAATACTCGATCGAATATCAATGTAATGCATCCAAGATCGAATAGTTCCGTTCATATACAGACGTGACTCTGTAGTGCCTTCAGGTAATACTGCTCGAGCTTGTTCTTTGGCAATACCATTATCGATCGCCCAAATATAAGTCTCTTTTGCTGCGAGAGAAACTTCAGATTGTCGTTTCAACCATTCAAGTTTGAGATTAATATCATCTGTCTCGATACTATTTTGTCTATTCTTTTCATCTTGTAATCGAGCTTCTCTGAAA